CTAAGACATATCTATTTGGTCCTGTATCCGATGCTTCCAAGGATATTATTACCAAGTCTACAGTCAATTATCTTACTGGTACAGATACATCCAATGCACAACGCAATCTTACATACTCTGTTGTTCCAAGGGCAATTCAGAATTATGATGGTACTGTTCTTACTAACTTAGCAGTAGATATAAGTAAGACTCAAACTGTATTTGAAGTTGAGGATGGAAGTGCTATCACAGCATCTTCTGGTTCTACTAGTGTCTACATTGATGTTGGTGGAGAGGAACTTTATGTTAAGGCTGTAGATGGTAATAAGATTACT